GAGTGATCCTACGTTTCCTGAAGTGACGTTTGCCGAGGCGGTGTTCAGGGTCACTGCGTTGGCACTGAAAAGGTTCGAAAGTCCCGAAACTGTGAGTTGAGTCACGTTCGCTCCCGTGAACACATTGAGTGACCCCACGTTCCCTGAAGTGACGTTTGCTGACGCGGTATTCAGGGTCACTGCGTTGGCGCTGAAAAGGTTGGCAAGTCCCCATACTGTCAAAAATCCAATATTTCCTGTAGTCGTATTAGCTGACGCAACATTTAGGGTCACTATATTGGAGGTGGAAAGGTTCGCAAGACCCGTGACTGTGAGTTGAGTCACGTTCGCCCCTGTGAATACATTGATCGTTCCTACATTTTGAGTTGTGATATTTGAACTCGTGATATTTGCGAGAGTTGCAATGACGTTCGTGGTTACCATGGCATTTGTTGCATACACATTTCCGAGTACGTACAGGGTTGTTGTGATGCTTGGTGTCGTCGTGATCGCGGGACCCATGTAGACTGGTCCCAGAAGTGACTGCCCCGACGTAGAATACATTTGGAAACGCGTCGTTCCATAATTCACGAGCCAAGAATTGGCAAGACTTTGATTTGCAAGAATCATATTTTCACTTGCATCCTTGGTGAGACTCACGCCATTGCCAGGACCAACTGAAGTATCTGAAAGGTTAATTGCGACAGAAGTTGCGCCGGTTGCCCCGATTTCCAATTGACTTGTTGGAGTTGTCATGTTGAGACCTACCCGACCGGTATTGGTCATCAAGAGAGACCCTGAATCACTCACAAACTTTACTGGATTTTTACCGGACAGGGCTGTTACGCTTAAAGAGTTTGCCCAGACGTTACCCGTTGTGACTGAGTTACTTACTGACAAATTACTCAAGAGACCTACACTTGTGATATTGAGTTGAGCTGGGTAAAGAACCGAATCTGCTAAAGGAACATCACCCACGATATTTGAGGCGTTGATATTTGAAAGAGCATACCCGTTTCCACTGAATGCACCGGCAGTGAGTACTCCGGACACTGAAAGACTTGTTAGGGTTCCCACACTGGTGATGTTCACCTGAGCAGGATTGGTAACCACACCAGCTGTAGCGACAGTTCCCGTCACATTTGCGGCGCGAAGATTTGCAATTCCTGACCCGTCAGAGGCAATGAGTAAACCCTGAACATTAAGGGACGTGAGTGTACCGACGCTAGTGATGTTGGGTTGATCAGCCTGTGAAACCACCAGAGCGACGTTCGCCCGTGCAACGTTACCCACCAGATTGGATGAATTTAGGTTTGAAATTCCGGAACCGTTGGAGACTATGACTAAACCCTGGACGTTTAGGTTAGAGAGGATTCCCACACTGGTGATGTTGGGCTGGGCGTTCTGGGTAACCACCTGAGCCGCATAAACAGTCCCAAAAATATTTGATGAATTTAGGTTTGAAATTCCTGAACCGTCGGAGATGGTTGCTAGTCCCTGGACGTTGAGGTTCGAGAGAACACCCACGGAAGTGATATTGGGCTGCCCAGCGATTGTCACAGAGGCGGCAGTTCTCACGGTCCCATTGATGTTTTGAGAGTTGAGGTTTGTGATACCGTACCCGTCGCCCGAAATTTGCCCTGAAACATCCAGGCTGACGAGAGTTCCCAGACTTGTGATGTTAGACTGTGTATTCCCCGAGACTGTCAGGGCAACGGTCGAGTTTGCCACGTTTCCAGTCACATTTGAACCATTAATATTTGAAATTCCTGAACCGTTGGAGGCTACCAATAATCCTTGAATGTTGAGACCTGTGAGAGTTCCCACGCTTGTGATGTTGGGTTGGGAAGCTCCCGTCACAACCAAAGCCAAGTTAGCCTGTGCAACGTTACCCACTAAATTTGACGAATTTAGGTTTGAAATTCCTGAACCATTAGAGGCTATCAGGACACCACCATTTACTTTAAGACTTGTTAGGGTTCCCACACTGGTGATATTGGGCTGGGAAGCTCCCGAGACTACCAGGGCGACATTGGCATTTGCCACGTTACCCACAAGATTTGACGAATTTAGGTTTGAAATTCCTGAACCATTAGAGGCTATCAGGACGCCGCCATTTACAGTGAGATTTGTCAAGACGCCCACACTTGTGATGTTTGGCTGGGCATCTCCTGTAACGACCAGAGCTAGGTCAGCACTTGAAACATTTCCATAAACATTTGATCCATTGATATTGGAAAGACCCGAAGCGTTTCCATAAATATTTGAAGCATAAACAGAGTTCATGTTTGAGGTTCCATAAACGTTCAGGGTATTTAGACCGAAGATAGTTACTGTATTTGCAAAAAGAGAATCTACGTTTATAGTGCTAATATTTGCCGTCCCAAGAACGTAGAGGTTCGAACCTGCAGGGGGGTCATTCAGGGTTCCTATTGAGACCCCATTAGCCGTGGCGATGTTGAAGAGATATGTGGGCGTCCACTGAGTCTGAACATTGACGGCATTTGAAACGCGTCCCCACTGGTCGATGACGAGCTGGGGGATATTTGAGGCGTCTCCATAAAGCTGCGCGATGACTCCGGTTGTTTCGAGGTAGGCGGAGTTGAGTGTGCCTGAGGTGATATTTGAGGCATTTGAGTTGAAAATTCCAGATCCATCACCAATCAGGAACTGGGCATTAACATCTACAAATGAGGTGGTCCCTGTGAATGTCGCAGTTCCGTTGCTTGTGAAGGTGGTGACTGTGAGCGTGTTCTGGATCAACACGTTTCCTATACTTGCTCCGTTTCCTGAGCCACCTGAATTTACAACTATGTTTACTGGAGTATTAATGACAGTGCCTCCACCGCCACATCCATTGGTAATGCTATCACTACATCCACCCATGGTTATCTAGCTTTTACTGAGATTATTATGAGTAAACCAAACAGCGCAACTCCTGCGATAATTAATAGCTGTTTCTTCTGGTCATCACCCCCCGAGTCCCATGGTACGGGTTTGGGGAGACTGAGTGGTCGACTAGGGTCCTCGTCAGGGACGTGAACAGTTTTGAAACGTAGGATGAACATGTTCCTCCCAAGATCAATAGCTGGACTGAAATTATTATCAACAAATACGTTTCCGTTATTTGGCTGACGCCATGTGATTGTCAGACGGTCCAACTTGTCGATGCGCGAAGGAAAATCTTGGAGGATTCGATAATTTGCATTATAAAATTCACCATTATTCACCACATTTGATGAAGAGTAAATGTTTCCGAATGCATATGTAGATGTTTTCACTGGGATGGTGGCAAATGAGCCGTAAAAAGCGTTGGCAGTTGGTACGGTTTTCACGAGCGCATCGGCGATGAGATTTCTAGGGGTCCGGAGTTCGGCGATATCCAAAGTCAGATACTGTGAGCTGTACACGTTCGGCAACATTGCCGAGAGAACCTCCACCTTGGTGATATTCTGGATGGGGGTCGTCAGGTACAGAGTATATGAATTTGAATTTGGAAAAAGGGATTGATTCCTGTTATTGGAATCGACATAGACTGTGTAGTCCATCTGATATTTGCTGAGTATTTATTCTCAGTAAAGACACGTGTTCCTCTTTGCACATGTAAAACGAAGAGTTAAATATGTTACTCCCGCAAGGTCTGCAAGATTACCACTTGAGCTGAATATTGAAACAGTCAAGTACTGAATTTGACGAATGGGTTCAATAAATTCAACTTCTGTGTTCCAGTAGCCATTTACTGTAAAAACAGTTCTTGGATTAACTTGCTCTGCTGGGATACATGCGAGAGATGTGCGAAGCTGCGAAATATTGGATGTTAAACCTGCAGGGGTGGGTCCTATGTTAGATGTAGCTCCAGCTACACTGATACTAGTCTGTATAGAGGCTTTATCGTTAAACTTGGACACGAGCTCGTTTATGTAAAGATATAACGAGGGAGTAGCTGCTAAATTTGAATCCATATTTGCAGAAAGCACTTCAACTTTTACTACATTTCGTAATGGGATATCGATATATCCAACAAACGAATTGTTTGCGGGAGCACCACGAGAATCCACTTTTACAGTGTACGTTTCGTACTGCTCACAAGAGGTACTCATTATTTTATACTCAGTTTATTTTTCAAGCAGGGAACCGCCGACGCCGTCGGCAATCGTGTAGTCGCGCATCTGATCACGGACCATAGCTGAGCCGCCGCACAGTCCACCTGGGGTCAGACCCACGGTGTAGTAGTCGGAAGACTCTGAGGGTCCTGGCACACAGTCCACGCGGTCCTTCAGGGCGAAGATATCGCCGTTGGTCTGGCGGGCGGCTGGACCGGCATTCACCAGCAGAGGGGCGGGCTCATACCCACTCTTGCCACCCTGGATAACCAGGACCAGGATAGCCACGAGCAGACCAACGATGACGGCATGGATGAACATTTTTCCAAACTTTATCTTCATTTGTATTTTGTGAATATTATTTTTCGTAGCTCCTGCGTTAAAGGCAACTGACATCATTTCTCTAAAAGTATCAGGATGGCTGAGGTATCTTTTGAGTCGGGTGGTGGACAAACTATGAATTTGAATGATGATGAGGCTGCTCTGTTGGATGAAATTTCTATTCAGCCTGCTGAGAAGCGAGTTCCCCTGAGAGCAAAGACTTCACGTCCGAGCCCTTTTTCGAAACGCGTGGCAGGCGTTGCACACGCCGCCCCAGACGAAGGGCTGGATATGTTTATGAATCCTGGTAAGCGTACGGCGCCTGCACCTCCCCCCGTGGAGGAGTATGACGGCGGTGAGGAGGAGGATGAGGGTGAGGAGTACGAGCAGCAGCAGTACAGCAGCGCTGCACAAACTCCTTCTGAGGGCTACAAGACGATCGAGGACGAGAAGGCGGACCTCCTGAACAAAATTAGTCGCCTGATCAAGAAAGGAATTGCATCTAGCGCCCGTCTCACCATCTACAGCGACATTGAGGAGATTCGCACCGAGTTCAAGCGGATGATGTACGGTATCGAGGTTGATCGCTCAATCAAGTTTCAGCGTCGCATGATGGTTGCCTGTGTGACCGGTCTGGAGTTTCTGAATGACAAGTTTGACCCATTCGACCTGGAGTTGAATGGTTGGTCCCAGAATATGATGGAGAATGTCGAGGATTATGACGGAGTTTTCGAGGAGCTTTATAACAAGTACAAGACCAAGGTGAACGTAGCCCCCGAGGTGAAGCTCATGTTTATGGTTGGTGGTTCAGCTATGATGTTCCACCTGACCAACTCGATGTTCAAGGCGGCTGTGCCCAACGTCTCCCAGGTGATGAAGCAGAACCCAGACCTGATGCGCAACATGGTTGACGCTGTTCAGCGTAGCCAACCCCAGCAGCAGACCGGCTTTGGGTCCCCTGTCAATGACGGTGGGCGTCGTGACATGAAAGGTCCAGGCATGGATTTTGGCTCACTGATGGGTATGATGGGTCCTCCCCCAGCTATGATGACTCGCCCAGGTAACCACGGCGGTGACGACGAGTCAGTCTCGGACATTGTCTCAATCGATGCAGGCGGCGACCCTGACACTCGCGAGGTGAGCCTCAGCTCAGACAAGAAGAAGCGTGCATCCAAGGCGAAGAAGAAGGAGGTCTCGATCTAGGGAGAACAAAGTTCTACCGTCGAGAAGTCCAATTAATTTATTTGTATTAAGTAATGGGATTGGCGTACGCGCCAATTGATGATGAGTGGTCACCCAAGCCGCCCGTCTATAAAAGGGATTTTCCACCCATTCAAAAACCAGTTATGGATAACACGGAATGTAATTACATTGTAATGGCATTCGTCGGGAGTATATTTTTGATGGGATTTGTTGATTCTCTTCGCAAGTAAGGGGACCTACAAGAACAAGCATTTTCCAGTTTTAACAACGGGCTTTTCTTCACCGACTATTTCAAACCCCCCCTCCCTATAAATCTTGAGTCGCTTGTTGTACATGCTAAAAAACACAGACCACTGGTCGGCAATATCAAAAATCAAAGGATCGTTCAATTTTCCTTTGGTTTCTCTCATAATTCGTCCTATAGATTGTTTAATATCAGACCGCGGGGTCGCTAAGATGACTGTATCAAGCACAGGAATGTCTAGCCCCTCATGGGCAAGCTGAAAGGTTGCAATGACCACCTGCTTTTTAGCAGATTCATTCAATTCAGCCTCTTTCATTCCTCCAATGTACAAGCCAGCCAGGGAACTTTCAGTTCCCGTCGGATCGGAGGTCCTCTTAGAGCCAATTTTCTTAAGTAAATCAAAGCAATGTTCACGCCGATCAGAAAGTACAAGTACACGCCTATTCTCTTTCAGCGCTTCATGAACCGTGTTGATGATGAGTACGTTCCTGTCCTCGAGTTCAGTCAAGAGGGTAGTCATACCAGCCATGTTAATCTTCCCAAAGCGCGTTACGGGTGGAGCCTCCTTGAAGGCGTCACACGCGTATTTCAGTGTCCGAACCTTCGTCGTCCCCTGATTGACCCGCTCGACACGGAAGAACTCGGGACCAAGGAACCAGTACAGGAGCCGTGTAAGTCCATCCTTCCGTTCTGGTGTAGCTGTAAGTCCAAGCGTAAATCGGGGACAAATTTTGAACATAAATTGTGAAAAGGCGGGAGCGCCTATGTGATGCGCTTCATCCACGATCAAAAGACCGATTGAATCAAATACTTTGGATTCAAACTCGCGCATACACATGGTTTGAATCAAAGCAATGACGAAGTCTTTTTCAATATCGAACGTGTCCCCCTGGACACGCCCGATGCTAGCTCCTGGACAGAATGTTTGTATACGATCTCTCCACTGGTTTGCCAGGAACTCTTTGTGGACCACAATCATGGTCCTGACTTTTAGTTGTGCCGAAAGAGCCAAGGCACATACAGTCTTTCCGTAGCCTGGAGGTAACGAAAGGACTCCCCCACCTTTTTCTTTGAAGGCTTTGATTCCAGCCGCAAGTGATTCATATTGTCTTGTTTTTTCTGACAATTTCCCGCCAAAATTGATCCCGTGAGCATCAGCAGGAGTACGGCGGGAGTCGGTGGTGGGCGTCCCGAACCGTTCGCAGCCATAATAACGGGGGACCAAAATGGAACCATCCTTGCCGACGCGAAACACCTTGAAGGAGGGTGATTGAATCCCCAGTGCATTCTCTATAGGTCTTACAGTGAGCTCCTTTTTAATATCAGATGAATTTTGAACTAAAATTGAAAATCCCTGGCGGGTGAGTGACATTTTTCTTATACAATATAAGATGTCAACCTTTAACCCTTCAAACGGTGCCGTGTCTGGGACTGGATCTGATGGATATGGTTTTACATGGGCTCCCCCATTCACAAGTCAGGCGCAAATTGACGGGTACATGCAGGCACTTCAAGGTGTTTCAACTTTAAGCAAAAAGGGAATAATAAACATTCCAGGAAATCTTGGTCCAGATGCAGCTATAGCAACAGTTGCTACAGGTAATGATCTTCCAGCAGTTCAAGTGTACAACATACCTAGCCTCCCCCTATTTGCAATTGTTTATACTGATTCAAATGGAGCATCCAGTTTTTCATATAAGAATGATCCTAATAATCGCATTGCACTTGTTCAGGGTGGTTCGCGGATTGATCCTCTCGTTTCTGGGGCGAGCCCTACAAGCGGATCGCCTATTACTACAGGTACTGTACAACAGGGGAGTGTAGATACCGTGAAGCAGACGTACGCAACAAGTTCCACTCAAGAAAGTTCGGGTGGAGGTATTTTAGGATTCATTTGCTGGTGTCTTTCGTGCATGTCGAGTATAGGTTTTGTATGTTTCATAGGATTTTTAGTATACATGGAACTTAAAAAATAACTTTAAATTTCTTTTATTGAATAAAGCATTCGATGTTGAACACCTTCCCATGTTTTAATCTCTATGTAAACCTCCTAAACCGTCTTGTCCCCAACTCCTTTTTAATATCAGATGAATTTTGAACTAAAATTGAAAATCCCTGACGAGTGAGAAACCCGTTTGGTTTCTCACTGGACATTTTTCTTATACAATATAACAGAGTGTGTTAAATGAACTTGGGACCTTCCGCCCACATCATAAGAACTTTGAGAGTCCCTTTTTTTATTTCCGAAATTCTATACAAAATATAACTTGGAAATATTATCATAGTTCCTTTTGCATTATCATGTATAACTATAGTCCCTTTACTTGTTATCATATGAAGTTCCCCTCCTTCATAATCACTTGGATCGCTAAGTATTATAAGTCCTGAAAGCTTTCTCTGACTATTATGACCTTGAACGTCCATAAACCATTCACTTGTATTTTTATATGTTTCATTAAATTCTTGGTATTCTATATTTTCAGAAAATGATGATAAATTCAGACCAAATATTTCCTTATTACACTGTTTCATTTTTGAAGCCAGGAATGATGAAAGAATATGATCTTCGATCCAACTTACTCTTGAATATCTTTTAATATTTTTTGCATCGTCAAAATTAAATGCAGGCAATTTTGAAACAAAATTAGTTAAAATCCAATTTATATATTCTTCGGGAATAGGGTCTTTAAATTTTGCATAATTATGTTGTTCCGATATATTATCTATGAGTGAAATTTTCAAATTATTTGACAAATTCCATATATTTTTTAGACCCATCTCAAAAAGCTGTTGTTTTCCAAATTTCATGCCATAAGATAACCGACTTCCGTTTTTAGTATAGACGGCATGCCAAAAATTCTTGAATTTTGAATACTTGAGGTTAAAGACGATAAATTGCCCATCAACATCCTTGACTGCGTGAATCTGATCAGACACGGGGTGACGATACAAAAAGTATGAATCTCCTGTACACGTCACTGTATAAAGTCTCAGATATTTCATACCAGAATCATTTGTTATATTATTCATATTGGTGTGCCAATCCATCCCGTGACCTTTAGGGTATAAATAATAGGGACCAGATTCTGTAAAACCACTCGGTAATGTAAACTCCGATAGTTTTAAAATTGTCTTATCGTACTTGTCTTTGAAATAGACGGGAGGTTCCTGCCAGTCAACCAATTTTGGTTCAAAAATAGAAATAGGTGGAAGCTCATCGGTTCCGGTAAGTTGATGTCGTGGATGGATTTCTTTTATTTTTTCATAAATTTGATTTATGAAATGAACATTTCGAGCAAATCCACATACCAAATGAGACTGGCGTAAAGGACTTTGCTCGTCACAATAATCTGTACCGTCAATCTTCATTATACAACACGGAGTGTCAATAATGGGTATTTGTTTTTTCTCTAAAACATCAACTACATAGTTATTTCCTTGAAAATCGTGAGTACCCACAATCACTTTACCATCCTGGGCAATGGATAAACCGCGGCAGATTTTACGAAGATCTGGTGAGACGGGATCGACCGTCCACACCTCGGTAACCTCGTGAGTCACTGAATTTACTTTGCAAATTGTATTGGTCGCATCGCAAAAGTAAATATCATGTCCTAAGATAACGAGATCGTGACAGAAAAATCTTCCGGTATCAATTTCGTCTATTTGCTTCCAGTCGTTGGAGAAAACCTTGATGATGGTTGGATTCCTGTCCTGGTCGGGCATTCCCTGGTCATTCAATTTTGTTCTTAGTTTAGGACATGAAATGTAAAAGCGATCATCCTGAACAGTCAGTGCATTCATATGAGCATAGTTTTCAAGAGATCCTTCTATACCGTGGTATTTGTACCAAGCGATGATTGATTCGGGGAGAGGGCTGATAATTTCCTCTTTTTTGTCTATTAAAGAAATTTTTCTAATTTTTTGAATATACGTTTCTTGTATATACAAGTGATCCTCATAAATCAAAATTTGATGAACACCATTATCTAATCCCTTGACAAATTCTTCAATCATAATAGGATTTCCATATGGATCCAGATTAAACTTTATAATGTAACCTTCATGTGTTGGTTTTGTGCGATTCTCGGCGCGACTTCCGAAAATATACCAATCATACCCATGACGAGCCAACCCAAAAAATGCGCCATCCATAATTTTTTTTGTAAAATTTAAAAATAAACCTTTACGAGTTGTACACAAGTAGGAATTACTCATCTATTTCTTTTATAGAATAAAGAACTTTATATTGAACGCAGTCCCAAGTTTTTAATTCTACAATTATATCTACTGCAAGTCCATTTTCCATTTCCTGGATAGTCTTGTCTCCCATGACTTTGCACATGACTCGCCCATATCTAAAAGGTACCTTGACACGCCCTATTCCTTCAAACTCGATATATTTTCGCCCATCCCAGTCGTACATGCACTTGAGAATTTTTGTATGAACCATACTTATTCGAGTAAAAATCTTTTTATATGGTAGATATGTCATGCAAAGGACCTGGATCTTATGAGGCTACTTGGGATAATTATCCACAGTGCTGCCCAGGTCTGGAACAAGATGGAGGAGGACAGCATGATGGGGGTTTTGATAACATCAATTGCAGACCTCCACCCCCTTTTCCGTGTGCACCCGCAGGACAGGGTATTCAAGCTGCGACACAGTGGCAGGCGGCACAGCAATGTTGTCCACCCACTACTCTCGTAGGTGGAATTTGTCAAAATCCTGCTGGTTATATTCCTACCCCATCAGGTGGATTTTCAACAGCATATATGCCATCTACACAGCCAGGAACTAATTTTTCTGTCCAAAGTACATGTAATCATCATAATGGTTGCGATAGTGCTCATCCAGTTCAGGGACAACAGAATCAATCAAGGTGTTATACTCACGATGGGCTTGATCACTTTGGAGGTCACATCGTGCATATAAGTGCAGCTAGTTATTGGTGCACAGGTCCTTCGAATCCAGCAAGCGCGTGCCCAGTTATAGGAACACTCGCGAGTGCAAAGTATGTAAATTCAAATGGGGGACCTATTAGTTCTGCCGGTAGCGATGTTCGCCTTCAATGTACTTATTCTTTAATACCTAATCCATTTGATGTAACTACCATAAGTGCATTTACAGGTCCAGGAGCCACAGATCTGAATATGATGCAAAATAATTACTGTTCTTCACAGACCTTTGCACAAATAACAGCACCACCTTGTCAGGGATATTATCAGCAAATTGGTTCGGACAGATATAATTTAGAACAGTGCGCTCGTATAAATCGTGAAAATCCGTCAGGTTCATGGGTTTCTGATAACACGTTTTTCAATGCAGTCCAGACTACCGCAACAAGCGGCTCAGGAGCCGGTGCTCAATATGCGCAGACTATGATTTCAAATTACTGTTTAATACAAAATCCAAGTGGATGGCCGGATATTGATCATATAAGAACTCTTATAAATACGTGGGCTCTTCAGCTTGGCTCAACATCTGATAATTGTAGAAACTTGGCACTTGGTATAGTGAATGGATTTTGCGCACATTTAAATCCTACGAGTGATCATTGTTCATGTGCATGGACGTTTCTCTTACCTTCGGGACAAAGCCCTTATAATGCGTGCGCCGGAAACACGTCAAATGCTTGTTCGGAATTTAACCAGCTTCGTACAACGTTTAGTCAAGCACCTCCTCTTTTTGCGTCTCAAGTTCAAACTCTTATCGGAGTGCTGTCATCTCAGTGCGTTTCGAATGCTTGCAAAGCTGTTCACGGTGATCCAACTTCACAATTTTTAGCACCTGGTACCCAAACTCAATTACAATGTGATCAAAATATTTCATATTGTTTAGAGAGTTTCAAAACTACAGGTTCTATTATGCCCGGAGCTCAGATTAATATGTCGTGCCAACAAAGTTTGAATTTTGGTTCTAATATTCCGTCACCTACACCCACGCCTCCACCATTAGTTTTATCTGCACAGGCAGTTCAACAAGGCGGTACACCGGGCACTCCAGCGACACTTGCGGTTGTTACCGGAACGGGTGGCACCACAAACGTCCAAACGACCGGAACTCCTGGGGGAGGTCTTCAGCAAACAGTTACAAGTAGTAGCCCTGTGGGTATAGGCTCGTCCGGAGGACCAGTTTCTTATACGTCACCTGCTCCTGCCCCGACACCGATATCGGTTAAACCTTCAGATAATACACAAACTTATGCATTAGCTGCGGGAGGTGGACTTTTAGGGCTCATGTCAAGTATCTTATTTTTATTATTTATTATAATAGGTGCAATTTTGATTTTTGGGGGTAGTAAAGGCGAGACTGCACCTAAACCACTACCACTACCACTGGCGGCGTACGGGCTCTAAACTTATTTTGGTCCAAACAACATGAAAACCATAAATCCGAATCCAGCTAATGAGGCAAGGACGCATAATAAGCAAATGATCCCTCCTAGGATTCCATACTGTGAGAACATATTCGCAAAGCTTTGAAATGGACCGGTTGTGGTTGCAGATGAGGATGACGTGGATGTAGTCGTTGATGATGTGTTGGATGTCATGCCACCGAGTTGATTGAGGACAGTGCTTACGATATTTGTTGCGAGTACATTAGCTTGAAAATTTTGATCCATGTGTATAGGCGCATGACATCCACCCTTAATATGAATTTTTCCAGTTTGATTTCCTGAAACTTGCGATGACATTTGAGTATATGTATCGTTATTCACATTCTGATTAACAATTTGTGTAATATTTGTTGCAGCTGTGGTATTTGTGGCGGTTGAGGCACTTCCGCCGAATGTAGACGAGTTCGCCGAAGCATACTGATTTGCCGTATTTCCAATAGCAGTTGTGAGATTTGTAGCAAGTTGTTGAACTTGTGCGGCTGTCAATGCAACACTCGTCTGGGATGAAACTGAAATATTCTGTCCGAGGTCCACGGTACACCCGGGCCACACACCGCCATCGATATCAATCACTGCAGATTGAAATGCCGATACTGTAGTTGATGCGGATGCGCTATTTTTTGTAATATAATCCGAAGTTGAAGATGTCAATTGATTAAATGTAGATGTGAAACTTGACGAAGCTGTTGAACCTCCGCAATCATAAAGAAAGTCACACATATTAGTATATATTGATAAAAAAATTACTGGCAACAATAATTCAAATTATTACAGCCTGATGGGACTGCATTTGGATATGCTGAAGGACATGACGTCGCTCTTGTTTGCGGTACTCCCTTGGCATTTGTCTGACACGACCGTCCAGTTGGTACTGCGGCGGGAGTGCATGGCGAGGGTGACAGTGCATCAGCAAAGCTCTGACGCCTGAAAAGAAATACAACAAAAAGCAGTAAAACAAGACCTGCGATTATAAAGTCCTCCATTTATATCTTGCAAGATTATAAAATGAAGAATATGGTCATGTATACCTTGATTGCTCTTCTTGTTATCGTTCTACTTTACAAGGGTAAAAGTTACTTTAATCCAGCGCCGGCTACATCTCCAGCACCGGCTCCTGGTTCTCCAGCCCCTAAATGGAAAGATACCAGAGTTATAATAGCTGGATCAAAATGTCCAGATTCAACATGGACTATGCTTTCATCTACTCTATGTGTGAAATAAAGACTAAAAACGTAAATTAAACACAATGAAGATCATCTTCTGTCTTCCAGGTCAAACGTATTCCCGTGATTTTCTGCTGGCATGGACTGAACTGATGATGCAAGCGAGTGCACGCGGACACCAGATTATGGTTGCTCAGAACCTGAATCGGCAATTGTGTGTGTCGGGAGACCCAGTGAAGGGACCTTTCCAGGGTCAAGACTACGATGCGTGTATGTGGGTCGGTCAGGATGTGGTTTTTAAGAGTGAAGATTTCTTCAAGATTTTGGAAAGCCCACATAACATCACTTCGGGCATTTACATGACAGAGAATCTTCAAAATTTTGATATTATTCTAAAATATTCACCCGATTTTCCAACGGGTAAATATCTTCGCCCAGATGATATCATAGGCTCTTCTCAGTATTTGCACGTTGATTACAGTGGTATGAACTGGATGTTGGTTCGTAAAGGTGTTTTTGAGAAGCTTCCTTATCCATACATCTGGTCCACTCAGACAGACAATGAGGAAATGAACTTTTGTAAAATGGTCAACGAACCTATTTTTATTGATACAACTATTCGTATCGGAAACCAGAAGCGAATGATTATTTAAGTCCAAACTCAATTATGAGCTCGTCCAGGTTTCTGTAGTAACGTGCCAGATCCTTTTTGAAGCGTGCATCCTGCTTTGCACCTGTTTTGACGAGGTATGCTAGATTAGCCTTGCTGTACTTTGTTCGCGTTTGATTGTCTGTAGGTTTTCTAGGTACTTGTTTCTTTGCTTTCTTTGGTTCAGAAGTTTCAGCCGGGCGCTTATCGATATAAGACAGGGCTTGCATCACCGTGTCAGCCAGGTCATCCTTTTTCTTGTGTGAATCAAAAAACTGAATCCAATCTTCATTAACAGTGTTATCAATAAACTTGCGTGCACGTTCGATACTCGTCTTCTTTCTTTGAGCGTACTTTGCTTTTCCCGCACCCGCCACGTCAGGAATCTTGTGGCGCGCATCCCAAATAACCACCTGCTTTTCCTTGACTAAAAAATAAGTGTGAAGAAGGTTTTCAATCCCCTTCATTCCACGGTTGCGATCGGGTTGCTTCTCGATCAGAACCGTTTGAGCTTCGAGAATCCATGGTTTTTCATTCAAGTGGCGCACCATACATTGAAAAATACCATCGACGTGCATTGGCGGCACGCCTGACACGTCCCATCGTTGGATCCGTTTCGTCTTTTGATCAATGAGACACATTGCTAAATTCTTAATTCCACAGTCAATTGAGAGTAGGCTCATCTATTCTTAAAGACTTATCAGGTTTTTAAGTCAATGAGCCAAAGTCCGAAGGACTTTGTATCCCAGGAGACTGCGGACGCAAATCCGAAGGATTTGCTCCTCTGCTGGTGGTGTATGCACGGTTTGCCACAGCGACCATGCATCCATCTTCCCATCAAATATGATGACAGGCTCGATAGATTCACGTGCATGGGTAATTTTTGCTCGTGGCCGTGCTCCAAGGCGTTTGCTCTGGACATGAACACATCAAAATCGGGAGAAATACAAATGTACCTCGCGCTTATGCGTAAAAAGGCGTACGGAAGGAGTTTGCCATGTTGGCCAGCTCCTAAGCGATGGGCGCTCAAGTGTTTTGGTGGAACTATGAGTATCGAGGAATTCCGCAGTTATGGGGGATTCGTCGAACCTCCTATTGTACACTGGCCTAACGAAAAACTGTACGTGCCTATCATAGGCGGTTCAGAAGTCAAGGCAAATATTCAAAATTCGAGTGTTTCAAATATGGGTTCCAAAAAGAAGCTCCATGATATTGAAAACTCTACGACCGAAACTAGTACTTTGAAACTCAAGAGAAATAAACCACTTCAGAGATCTGATTCAAAGCTTGAAAATATTTTGGGAATTACGAGGAAGGGTAAGGAGAACCCGACGAGCTAGAAGCGGTAAAAGGTGCTGGCGATGCGGCGGCTGGGGCAGGTGACGAAGTGGCGGGACCTGGTGCGGGTGCTGGGGTTGCGAAACCGGCAGGGCTTGAGACGCTCGATCCAGGGCTGGACACTGGGCGTGTCGCTGCGGGTCCTGGGGTCATCGTCTTCATACCGGGCATTGGTGTGAAATTTGGGTCTGGAAGTGAGCCCTGGACAACGGTTGGCTTTCCTGAATATTTCACGGGCTTATTGATCGAGTCCATGATGCTCGGCACCTGAGGGAACTGGGCAAGACCCACGGCGACGAGCGAGTCATCAGCTGTTGCGATATCTGCTGGAACCAGGGCTGCCTGATAATAAGAAACTCGTGGCATCTTATTTACATTCGAGACTATAATCCAGGCGATTAACAAACCCAGAAACAGTGACAGTAGCCACCTCATTATTATTAGTCGCGAAATTTTAATTTGTGTCTTTGTTTTTGGGTCGGTCTGGATTTTGGAGGACAAGGGTCGGTGCTCCGGTACCACGTGTCACCAATATGAGCACGCCATTGAATAGACTTTCTATCAAGTGCTTTACGACACAGGACGCACGGAAAAGAGGTACCCAGAACCCCGCTAAACAGAGTTCTTTGAACAACAACATCCCCATATTTACGATGAATCCAGTGAGGAAATTTCGAAAGAGGAATACCCTGACGGGAACATTCGAATATAAATTGTTTTATGAGTTTGCGCTCGGCGCAGCAATGACAATCACTTTGCACGTAGGGCCCATACGGGACACCGGGTCGTGGTACAAACCACGACCGGATACATCTGGTCTACCTAGAATAAGCACTTTCTTTTTAAGTCGGTCGGTGAAAAATTCGTGTCATGTCAGGGTCTAGAGTCACAGGCTCAAAAGAAAGTCAAACACTTAGTCAGGATGCAGCACGCCTATCGCACCCACGCAGGTGGCAAATTTGCCGAGTTTCTGGGCGAGGGGGTTATCGCACGCAATTGTGAGCGCTCAGTACTCAATTGGACATTCAAGAAATTTCCTAGAGATGAGGCGGCGTGGGATAACAAGCATTTCAGGAGGACTTACAAACAAAAGTTTGTCAATTTACTCGCCGAATTCAAGCGGGAGAAATCCAAGATGGTGACTGTGTCGCTCAGCACTGCAGGGGACGGCGGGGTCAAGGTGAAGCTCGATATCGTCCCTCAGCTCATGTGCCGGCTCCAGCGCAAGGAATTGGAGTCTACGAAACTGGCGTGGTATCCGCCAGAAGTTTTGGACCCCAACGGTCTTTACTCGCAGGCGATGTTCAAGCGCAAGAAAAAGGAGCTTATGTTGGAGGCTGCCAAGATGAAGCAGGACGAGGACTACACGGGGATGTTCAAGTGCGGCAAATGCAAGTCGAAAAAGACGACCTACTACCAGATGCAGACCAGGAGCGCGGACGAACCAATGACGGCATATGTGACTTGCTTGGATTGCAACAATCGCTGGAAGTGCTAATGTAAAAAAAATATTTGACAATATTACAAATGTCCCTTTCCCGTTACATCGGTCAGAAGAATGTCCTCGGTCACGCACTGACCGCCACTGAGGTGAAGACCCTCCACATGGTGGAGCCAGGTGTGATGCACTACAAGCTGCGCTCCAAGGGCGGCAAGTTTGTTACCCGCACCTTTAAGCCAGCAGCCACCCCAGTGGTTGTGGCTGAGCTGCAGAAGAAGATCCGCAAGGTTCGCAAGAACAAGGGCACCAAGCGTGGTCCCCGTGCCAAGCTCAGCCCAATCGGTCTGGCTGGCATGAAGATCATGCTGCCCCGCGGTCGCCCACGCAAGGTGGTGCGCCACATCGTGACCCCAGGCAGCGCCATCGGTCTGGCTGGCATGAAGATCATGCCTGCCCGTAAGCGCCGCTCCGACGCCGGCAAGCGCCGCAAGGCAAGCCCAGGCAGCCTGCTGGGTCTGGCTGGCATGAAGATCATGATGCCCCGCGGTCGCAAGCGGAAGGTGGTGCGCCACATCGAGACCCCAGGCAGCGCCATCGGTCTGGCTGGCATGAAGATCATCCCCGCCCGTAAGACTCGCAGCAACAAGGGCAAGGCTCGCAAGGTGCGCGCAGCTGGTCCAGGACCAGTCATGCGCCGCTACCTGGCAACCATGGCACGCAAGGAGAAACTGTCCAAGAAGCGCGCCGCGAAGAGCCCATTCGCCAAGCTGATGGCATCCCTGAATTAAATTGTTACTAGTTAGTAACAATGAACTGGAATCTCCCTAACCCCCACCTGCGCAAGACCCGTAAGAACAAGGGCACCAAGCGCGGACCCCGTGCTGCCAAGCTGGTTGCCAAGCTGGTCAGCCCAGGATCTCTGGGTCTGAAGTCGCTGTTCAAGCATGTCAAGGCTGGACCCAAGGTGAGCACCCGCGGCATTGCCGTGCCCACCGGGTTCCTGAACACCAAGCGCCGCGTCATTCTGATGACCGGTCAGGGCAAGTTTATTTCCAAGACTGCCAAGGGCGGTGCAGTGTACAACCCCAAGGCAAAGTTCCACAAGAGCCCAGGCGGTACCGAGCGTTCCACCAAGTACCTGAAGAACCTCATGGACATTCCCCTGGCTATCCGCCCCAAGTTTGACCGCAAGGAGCGTTCAAACATCCTGAAGAAGCGCGGACCATACGCCGCCCGCGTTCGCGGTGTGCGCGTCCTGCCCGTCAAGCGCTCAGGCTACCTGACTGAGTTGTTCGAGGGATACCCCGCCAAGCGCGGTCCAGGTCGTCCCCGCAAGGTGCGCACCCCAGGACCCGGACCAGTCATGCGCCGTTTCCTGGCTACCCGTGCACGCAAGGCTAAGCTGTCCAAGAAGCGCGCCGCAAAGAAGAGCCCATTTGCCAAGCTGATGGCTTCCCTGAACTAAGCGCGTAAATATACTTAAAAACATTTAAACTGTCCAAGACATATGACCACACCAGGGTCACTTGTCCGAGTCTGGACAGACGTGGGAGCTCGCAAACCAGTCCCACTTCTGGCTAAAGTTGTTGAAAAAGATGGAATTATTTTGGTTATTAGATATCTTTCGGAAAACAAAGAGGATGGAATTTGGCGCTACGAGGATGAGACGTATGAGGTGGAGGATTGTCCCGAGTCCATTGCCGAATATCTCAAGACTGATAACGAGGAAAATATAGGATTTAAACTGGTCGATGATGGGTTTGTAAAGATGGAGTCGGACGATGATTATGTCCCAGGCTCGGACGAAGAGGATGAAGAATCTGATGAAGAGACTGATGAGGAAACCGACGAGGAAACTGACGATGATGTTTTTGAAGACGAGGAGGACGAAGAAGACCAGTCAGACTCAGAAGATTCTCTTGGTGAATAATAAATGCAGCAGAACTACACCCTTTGGATCATCGCCCTCTTCGTCATCTGGTTCATGTTCTTCCGCAAAAAGTCAGAGTTTTGCGCTGCATGCGGGGGTGCAAAGGGTTCGGCTTAAAAACTAGATTAGTACTTTAATAAATGTCCATCACCAGCAAGTTTATTCAGGCATTTGATTGCAATAATGAGATTCACGTGAGTTGGCTATCTCACATGATTGACGTCGCCGAGTCTATGAGTGACCCTTCAGCTCACATTAAACTCGTCGAGGAAGTGAATAAGAACCCTATGAAAATTGTACTTGAACAGCGAGATGCTCTTGACTGGGCGCATATTCATTTTTGCTTGTGCGCGGTATATGCCAAGGCGGTTCTGAGAAATAAGGCGTTCATTCCAGTTTAAAAATTTATTTTTTTTAAAATAGAATGGGTTATGTATTTACTCACGATTATTTCGGAACATGTGAAATAAAATTAGCATTAGATGAAAATACTAATAAAACATCAAAATGGAAAATTTTAGAAATTGGGTCATTTGAGGGTTCGTCCGCAGTCTATTTTTCAGATAACTTACTGGATAATCCAGAAGCAGAACTGACGTGTGTAGATCCTTTCGAATCAAATGACCCAACTACGTCATTTTCGATGGGAGGAAATGATACCATGCACTTATTTATAAATAATATATCAAAAAGTAAGAATTTCCAAAAGATTACGTTCCAGAGAATGCTTTCTTCTGAATTTTATAAGAAAAATACTAAAAAATTCGATTTTATATACGTAGATGGGAGTCACCTGGTTGAGGATATAAAGGTTGATTTTAACGAGTGTTTAAATATACTCGAACCAGGTGGTTTCCTTGCGTTTGATGACTATCAATGGGGTGACGGTTCTATTAAGAAGTGTATAGACGAATTGTACGAAGCAAATAAACATAGATTGCAAATCCTAGGACACGGGTACCAGATTCTTTTCCAGCGTATACAATAATGAAAGGCTGGCAAACAGGACTTTTAATTTTATTTGGTCTTTGTATATTCGGGGGGTTTATAACTCTCATAGTGTTTTTAGCAGGCGGATTTTATGTTGCCAAAAATCCAGATGTACAGGCTAAGATTATAGTTTCAACATTTACCCCAAACGCCCAGAACGTGTATACTTCTCTTTCAAATACAGTTTCAAATGTAAACTGCCTGCTAATGACGGCAAATCTTGCGTACTTGTACGATCAGAACGGTTCTATAGCGATTAGCTCGGGATCGTGCCCGTCAGGAACCATTGCAGCTGGACCTGCAGCAGGGGGATTTACTGTGTGTAATTCTTCAAATCTCATGTCAAACACTACTGTCCTAACTTCCTTTAATAACTGGTCAAACTGTGTAAGCATAGTTACTTCAAATAATACACCGAGTAATACAGTATCAACTTATATGGTTGAGGGATATTCATTCGGAGAATAGAAGCTCGTCGAACCTATTCATATAGAATTCGACCGGAGCAGTAAATGTATACTGGTTACCGTTAAATGAATAGGTGGATTTTTTGTTAACAATATGTTCGATTGACATTAAATCAATGATATTTCTCGTACATTCAAACTTCAATTCTTCAAAATCCCACTCCTGGATATACAGGTGACGAAGAACGTCACTCGGGCGCGAGCTAGGCAAAACAATTGTTTTCCCAATTTCCAGAACAGGCCACTCCTTTTGTTCAATATAATGTGTTTCAATCATTTTACTGATCAAAAAAGCATCGTCCCATTTTTTAAAACCTACAACAGAGGTTTTCGCATTTTCGTGACCTTTGAGGGTAAATACGTGATTTGGGGTTGTTTGAATGGTAAAATACTTTTTACCTCGCTGAAGTGTCTCGATTTTCACCCGAGGTTTCACAGGGGGTGCAAGGATCCCAGCCATTCTTAATTTTAGTTACGAATTAGTTTCTTAACTGACCCAATTGCAAAAATTCGTGTCTTGTCGCCGCCTAAAGTCTCAGTCTCTAGTAAGAAGCAACTACACAATGTCCTGTGAACGCGAGTGTTCCGTGTGCTATGGCGAGTCTGGACCCTTTGTCAAGCTGTGCTGCGGGCACGAGTTTTGCACGGGGTGCGTGAAGGCTTGGTACCTCAAGGGAACAGGCACAGGATGCCCTATGTGCCGCCGCCCCATGTATTTCCGGGGGTTCCACAAGATGCAGGATAAGTGGAACGAGGATTCGTGGGAGGGGCGGTGTGCAGATGTTTTCGGGGAGGCGCTCCAGGAACGCATCACTGAATTCCTGGATACTATTGAGGAGGACTGTGAGATCCTAAGAGAGCAAGAGGACAGCGAGGAAGCCGCGTGGCTTGCAATTGACCTGCTTGATAGTGATGACCCCAGAATCACCATGAAGTTTATGGATGAAACTGAGGACTTTGAATTCAAAAGCGAGGTTATTGCTCTGTACCGCAAGTACCAGTACGAGGAGCTAAAACGCGAGGTGATCCGTATCGAGCGCACGTACCGCTTTCTGAAGAGTGAGTGTGTGAGCTCAGAGGACATGGAGGAGATACTTGTTTACTCGAACGACTACTATAGCGACCGCAGCATTGACAAGTGGGTCTGGAACGACGAGCCGGTGAAGGAGTTTGCGACCAAGTACCCGGTCAAGGCGGTGGGCACAAGAGGGGGGAAGCGCTGCAGAGCCCGCGAAGATCCGTGGGCAGAAATGTCTTTTTACATTCTAATATGAACATAGTTATTGCCCGCTACAACGAGTCACTTAGTTGGTTAGATACTTGTCTGACCCCCGTCCAGCGCCGCTCAGTCCGGATCTATAACAAAGGTCCAGACCCCATTAGCTCCCAAATAAAGACCCTTCCCAATGTAGGTCGTGAGGCGCACACATATCTCACCTATATAGTTGAAAACTATGAGAGTCTCCCAGAGCGCGTGTACTTTATTCAGGGTGATCCGTTCCCTCACCTCGAGTTCCCCCCTACATTTGAAATGGTCCAGAAGTGGTTTCGAGCCTGGGATATTCAAATAAACCGAGATGGTTTTTCTAAAAATATTAAACAGAGTATAGTTGATAGAAACTATCGCGAACCAGATACGGACCCATGTTCCCTCAATTTTGGAGACTGGATGGAGGCTCACGTGGCTCCCTTTCGTTCCCCTATTCAGTGGTACATGGGTGCTATTTTTGGAGTCTCTGGGGCAAACATCAAAAATAGATCAAAGGAATATTATATGAATTTACTAAAGGAATTTCAGACCCTCAAACCTGAGACGGCTTATTACCTGGAACGAGCTTGGTTTTATATTTTTCAATTTTAATTTGAAATTCCTCCAGACTTGAGAATGAAGAGACCGGCAATGATAAGTCCTAGACCAAGGTACTGGGTGACACTGTTCAATCTTTCACCAAAAATGAAAAATGCTACAGCAGTCTCAAGGATTGCCGATATCCCGTCCCACATGCCATTTACATAGGTGACATTTCCTACTTTAAGAGTCTTTATAAGGTAAAATATAACACCTGCATACCCAGTCAGACCAGCTGCCCAATTTCCCAAACCACCAACTCGAGCCACATTTTTAAATCCAAAATCTCCTATAATTTCAGTCAGCGACATGAGTGAAATGTCGAGTAAACTCATTCTTACTAATTCCACAGATAAAAACCAGGAGCGTAGGTTAATCAGTAATGGAGGCAATTGAGGCTGTTCTGGAGCTTACCAAGGAGCGCGATGAGCTGGCAAATACCGTCGAGGTTTATGAGGAGATGCTTGCATCCCTGGTTGGTGAGACTGTGATGTTGACCATCGGTCGCAAGAATCACAAGCGTTTCGTCGAGTGCACAGTCACTGAGTTTCATGGGGCTGATGGTTGGGAGCTGACGTCTACAGAGGATAATGAGATTCACATGGTAACATTCGATGACTTTGTAAAGGGCAAGGTTCAGCTTGCGTAAAAAATCTTGATAATAATAAATGAACGTCGACAGTGTTGCTGATATTGAAATTCGCCGCGAACAAAACCCAGTTGCCACCCCATCTTTTGCGGTGGCTGCTCTCTTGGCACTTGTAGTCTACTTTATCACGCGCAGTCTCCCCCAGACCGCGGTGATCGTGATTGCTGAAATTGTGCTGCGTATGCTGCTCAAGTAATTTTTGAATGAAGTTCCTCACAAAACTTCTTAAGTTCAGGGAGGATTTCGTTTGTCCACGTCTCTTCGTCGCGATCAACATCGTGACTCTTCACCTGGTTGTTGTACTGCTCTACGACTCGAGCATGTACCAGACCCAGCATTTGCAAATAAACCTGAATCTGGATAAACTCATATTCTGGAACAGAATTAAACAGACGGTTTGTCCGATTCTTGATTTCAATCAGAACCTTTGACCCATCGGGACGCTCCTCGATCCGGTCAATGCGTCCCATGATGACATACTGCGTCTCACCCAGTTTACACACATCGAGTTTATAAAACGAATCATCACGGACAAGACGAGCACCCTCATCAGCCTGGACTCTGTCGCTCGTCTTATCCTCGGACCTGATACCATGGGTCGTATAAACCTTGGACCTAAGGTGCTCAATCACCTCACGCCGCTGCTCATCATTTAATTTTGGATCAAAATTGATACGTTCCTTAGCCTCACTAAAAACCCGCTGAACTTGGGTAGAATTTTCAGCTTTGATATTCAGGGCTGACTCCAAAACCTCCTGAGCAGTACTGGAAACTGCGAGAGCTTCAGTAGCTTTGTCCTCCTTGGTCTTTCCTGTGAACTTGTCAGGTGCGTATTTCTTCACGAGTTCATCCAAAACCTCAGCCCGAGGCTTATACCGGTGTCGACCAACCATGGCGGCAACATTTGAAGCTTTGAGAACCACGCGACTCGTCATTTCTTATTTAAAAGTTTTGCTCTCTAACTGTATAAATGCTTGTTCTTGCAATGTCGGTTCCCCCACACCCTCCCCCAGCACCTCGCAAGATTTCACCAAAAGATGTGAAACGGGCAATTCAGCATGCACAAAATATATGTTACAACTTTGAGGATACTCCCTCGTGCCGTGTAGCGTGGGGTCAAGTGGAGGAAATTTCAACAGCGCTCGCCCGTCAGCAGGAGCGAGAGCTTTTGAAGAAGAATTTGGACGAAATGTGTCTGGAAGATCCAGAAGCTTGTAAGGAGTACGATGTTTAAGATAAAAGGAAGAGACTTTTATTTCTAAATGAACAACTGGATGGAACGTTTCGAAGGTGGGCATCGATATTCATATATAACTACAGAATTTCCAGATCGTAAACAATTTCCTAAATTCTATGAGGCAAAACGTATAGAAATTATACTTGAACCTGGTGATATGCTCTATCTTCCAGCAGGATGGTATCACTGGGTATTTTCAGAAGATCCGGATCCGGATACAGGTCTCAATGTAGCAATAAATTATTGGTATAAAGGGAATTGGAACATGACGCACTTCGATCGGGATCGTCCTATCAAGACTTCTCATAATATTCACAAAACTATAGACTATATGAACTTTCTCAAGACACTAAATGATCGCAAGTTATATTGCTCTTCAAGTGATAATGGGTGTTTTACCTTGCCATCTGTTCGCTGGATTCATAATGACACTGTAAAATGTGAAGATCATTTTTTGACATTTAATGAATTTTATGAAAAACGCAATTCTGGGAAACATTGGTATCTTTGGGGAATTGAAGATGCTAGACTCAGACCATATGATCCAAAAATAGAACCAGGTTATGAAGTAAAAAATACAAATTGGTGGGTAAATTTTGGACATGTTAACACGGCAATGCACTATGACGGAGGGGATAATTTATTATGTCAAGTTGCTGGTCGTAAACGCGTTGTACTTTTTCCTCACAGTGAATGGGCAAATCTGTATCTCATTAACCCGTATCCACCTGATCTTATATATTATATCCTGCAATCTGAGAAACAGCGGCAGCAGCAGCAACAGGGTCCCTGTCATTTTTCTTAATTGTTCATTGAGGGACTCGCGAGCTTCTTCCACTATATTTTCTAATTTTTCGTGATATTCATCATTTACTTCCGGATATTTTTAACATTAAATATCTGAAATCAACGCAATCGAGGGACATGGTGTTGATTTCATGTTGAGAAAGTACTGATAAAAAAACGATGAGACCGAGTATGTTTTTTCGAGAAAGGATAATTTAATTCTAAAATTGTATGAGATAAAAAGCCAACGTGTTGTATAAAAAATGGACGGACCCACAAAACGCGAGAAAAAACGCGAGTCGGCTGCTAAACGCAAGGATTTTTCTATTTATTCGAAAAAGGCGGTAAGGGCAAAAATTTCGTGTCATGTCAAGGCTGTGGACAAGCCGAGTAAGAATAAGTAATACACTCTCTCCTGATGGCACCCCTTATGACTCCCGGACTCAAGTTCTTTGCTGAACAGATTGACCCCGTGTACCCGTCTACGGGGCTTTACCCGACCATGTCCACGTATGGGCGGTTGGACCTCGAGGGAGGTCCTAAACGCAACGAGCTCTATGTCGTATGCAAGGATGGGTCTATCCAGTCAGTCCATGAGCCTAGTCGCCCTATCGGATGGGAGCTTATCGAGGACGGCGATGACTGGTACTACCGTGTGACTCAGATGAATCACCCTCGAAAGCGGTGTGCCGTTCGGTACCATAGCCGAGTGGAAGACCCGCCGGCGGGGAGTGGGCGGATCGGGTCTGTGGTGCAAATTTGTCGGCGTGTTTTGGACGAGCCGCAAAAGGCGGAGATTACCGAGCAAAAGGACACTGGTGATGAGATGTCCTCCAAGCTCGCAAAAATTGCGACCATTGATCCGCTCCTGGCACAGTGCGCGGTCATATTAAATGACCCCGTCCAGACGGATGCGATGTCCAAGTTTGCAGAGGGCAAGATGAGCTATGCGGAGATGCGCGGGCTGTGCGGCTGAAATTTTCGTGTTATGTCAAACGTATCGTTTCTATTTCGTCTAAGAAAGCAAATGTCTCCTGACCAAGTCCTAAACTTCATAGCATTCACCCTTCTGTGTCCACTCTCTTATGTGTTCATAGTGAATTGCCCTATTAGTGCATCAGCAACTCTCACGTATATTTGGATTACCATTTAAAAACTAGCCTTATATAAGGAGTATGAATAAACCTTGTGTGAAGGTGCAGATTACGGTCCGCCGAATTCAGCGCCATCCAATTACGAAAAGGACAATACGTACAGGAACTCTCCTCCAGAAACACGTCATTCGGAGTGCTACCCTTGGGATGGTTCCAAGCACAGTGAATGACATGGTTTTTCATCACGCTCAGCTGAACGTCGATGAGCTTATTCATATCGTCCAGGACCAGGCGTCTATCAGTTCGATCTCAGCACTGATGGCTATTGCGATGATTGCTGCCCGAGTCGCGTCAGACTGAATTTTGTTTTGAAATTAGGATATACCACGTTAAACGAAACCCTGAGATGTCCCACCTTGTCCTCCACCTTGAACCCCCGTCTAGGAACTATATAATCCTCCCGAGGATCTATGACACCCCAGTCCGATGTATTTATTTTAATAGGTCCATCGAAATGAGGAATCGTAATTTCCTTCCCATTCACCGTGTCCTCGAATGAAATATTTGTCCTATAAATTAAATCCAGACCCTGTCTCATAAAATCTGGGTGATCTTTGACCTTGATGTGGAACAGGATATCCCCAGGCTCCTCATCAGGCTTTTTGGGCTGTTCACCAAGCCCATGCCCCGTCATGACATTTCCTTCCTGGATACCAGGTGGTATTTTTAGTTCTAAATTAAGTGGCTCAAGCTTCAGACCGTTTTTACACCCAGAACAGCCTGTGTTCATCCCACCACTTCCCTGACAGGGTTGGCACGGCTGATTAAATACCATGGGTCCCATCTGGTGCTGAACCTGTCCGCGCCCGTGACACTGATGGCATTTCTGGCGACACGTGAAGCACGTCTTCTGGAGGGTCACCACCATCTTCCGGATGGTCCCACGGTATGACTCCTCCATAGTAATTTTCAATTCATGATCAAAATTAGAGCGACGGACAGGACCCTTGGGGGCACCGAACCCTCCTCCAAACATCTGTGAGAATATGTCTGCCGGAAACCCCTGGGGCTGAGGTGGTCCATCAGGTGTGCCAAACCGGTCGAGGTTTTCCTTTTTTTGGGGGTCGGATAGGATGTCATATGCTGCCTGGATTTTTTTGAATTCTTCAGGATTTCCACCTTTATCGGGATGGTGCCGCATGGCGAGTTTCCTGTAAGCTTTTTTAATGTCAGTATCCGAAGCGCCTCTCTCAAGACCCAGAACCTCGTACATCTACTATTTTGATGATCTAATTCTTAAAGCGTTGAACGCAGATAAAAGGAGGAAACCTATGTAGAGTAGAATGTCGTCCAACCGTATTCAGAAGATGATTGACCGCGTCAACGCCCTCAAGGCTGACCTGAAGGATGCAAATGCAGAGCTCCGGTCCGAGCTTGAGGACACCAACCTGTTCAAGGCGATCCTGAATGCAACAATGGAGCAGTCAACTGCGACGGTCAAGGTTCCCGAGAAGGCGGCTGCTGCACAGGCTCTGAAGGTGACTATGGCAGTCTATACCAAGAAGGAGGAGGCTGACGCGGAGTAAATTTTCGTGTCATGTCGAAGTTAGAGGTTTGAAACGTATAGAAAATAACAAAAAATGTCTCCTAACGTACGGCTCGAGTTTGACGATGACGACATGCTCATTGCCACCGATGGAGAGAGTGAATATTACAAGTGGACGTATTCAGAATTTGAAGAGTTTCTGAATGAGTCCATTACACCCTCCATGTATCAGTTCATGGCGGCTCACGTGTATAAGAATATCGACAAAGATAGTCTCTGGATGATTGAGACTGAGGATTATGGAGGTCACCATGACTGTGAAATGGCTGTCAATGCCTACTTTGAGGTACCAGCTCTTGAGCGCCAGGAGATGCACGATCAAGAACTTGTGAATCTGAAAGCCCAGTATAAATCTGCCGAAGAGAAGGAAATGGCGGCAGTGAACTGGATGCTTGACGATAATACGCCATTCGATCCTGCGAACCCTATTTATGTGGAGGTGTGTCAGTATGTGCGAGGGCTAGTCGAAAAGTTCAAGGCGCGGCGCGAGCGGTTGGAGCGGGAGATTCACGAGGAGGAGCAGTGGCGCGGGGGGTGGGAGAAGGACATGGACACGGACCTCAACTACGACCACGGGGAGGAGATTTAAGCGCGCGAGCGAGTGACTCTTGGTGTAATTGCAGCAGCTCTTTCGTTTTGTTTTCGTTTCAATTCGCGTCGTCTTTTGTTTCTCACTATGTTCCGGTTAACTAAATATTTCACCATAGGCTGAAGTCCCTCTGAATTTACATATTTACCATTTGTATTAAATCCAAAATGCTCATAAAGAGCCACAAGCTTATTTCTCTGCCCAGAATTGTTGATTGGCACTCTGTGTCCACCCACCATTGACGACTTCTGAACAACTGCTTTGAGTGTTACGGAATTTTTACCGTTTGCACGCGCGTTATTTATCAACTGTTTAATGAGTTTTCCACCGTACCCTTTAAGTCCTCCCACTATGTTCAGGTACCGAGTGTTCTTTTCTGGCTTGTTATTCTCTAAAAGAGCGAATCCGTAAAGATTTCCAGTTCCTTTGTTTATCATAGCATACTTGATGGGATTCTTGTTGAGACGTTGGTTGAAATATGCAAGTTGGACACCGCCAGCTCCGCCCCGGTAAGGTTGTAAGATGTTAATCATACGTTTTGAGTTTCCGGCACGCGCGCGGTTCAGTGAAGCCTTTGCGTTATTATTTCGCTTGATATTCACCCGGCTTGCGTTGTATGCAGGTGGGGGCTGGACTGGATGGTTAGTAAACTGTCCGACGAGATTAGACAGGTTATTACGTTTGTAATATGGAAGGTACTTGCTGATGGCGTTAAACGCAGCACGATAGTTTCCACGGGTAATTTTATTCTTATAATTCTTCTTCACGTTATCTGGAATTGTTGGATGGTTTGAATAAGCGTTGAACAATGCACGAGTAAACCCTGTGTTATTCATTATAATGTACCCGTATAAAAAATTCGTGTCATGTCTCTACCGTACACCCCGTCTAGGAGTTACAAGCAAACCCAAATGGACGCACCCATCAAGCCCCGTTATACTTACGTGGATAACCAGCTTAACCAGCTTGAGGAGAGTATCCGAGATGCAATCTTGGAACCTATGGATGAGCTCATGTGGTCTGAAAACGGCGAGATCACTACTGCAGATGTAGCAGCCCTGAACCAGAATATCTTGGAAGCATTTCGTCCTCTTCGGAGAGCATATGAGAGTTCCCATGAGGTATCGGAAGCGCTTGAGGCTTCTCTAATTTTAATTCAAAATTGCGCGTGGTGTGGGCTGAACCTCCCTTACTTCACTTCCCCTGAGGAGCATCAGCTGTTGGTGTACCAGAATGTGCAGGCGGTATTTAACAGGGTGTGGTATGCCCGGTTGAGAACCGAAATGATCATGGTGAACCACAACTGTGAAGTTATTCAGCGTAGCTGGCGGCGCTGCATCACCGACCCCGAACACCCCGCCTGCAGACGGCGACTCGAGTTGGACTTTAGCGACTTTAGTGACCTAAAGCATATCTGCGTGTAATGAGTATAAAATGTATTGGCAACTCTTCCAAATTATCGTCTTCACTTTCGTCCCTTTGCCCATCAGCCCCAACATTAAGCGCCCCGACCCCACTAAGAACCTATGGACCCTCGAGTGTGAGGGATTCACCTCGTGCTATGAACTTGCCAAAGTGTTTTACACGAGTACCATTGCTGCCAAGCAGCTCAAGAATCAGGACCCCAAAAATTGACCAAGTAAGGGATGTATCTTGGTTTTGAATTTTGAATCAAAATTGGTTGGGTCGGGGGAGGTTCTGATGCCTGAACTCCGGCATCCTCGGTCTTTTTATTTTTCTTTTTAACAGGTAATTTCGAAAGTAAAAATCCAAAAATTGCACCAACTATGAAATGGTCCATTTATAAAAACAACCGTTGAATCTCTAAGTCGCAAACACGGGTTAGAGACGCGACGCGTATACAAAGTAAGTAAAATGAAGATCGCCAACTCTCCTTCCCAGCTGGAGGCTATGACCGGTCTGGTGTACGTGAGTCCGTATAACAACGTCGGACCCTATGTTATGCTCGACGATTCTGAGATTTACCGCGTTGCCCCACACGCGGGTGTAGATGTCGATACGATTGCCCTAAATGCTATTCAGCGTCGTCTGCTCGTCAAGTTTGCTGGAGATGAAGTGCAAGTGAGTAATATCCATATCCCCATGGACAAGGAGTTTACTTTTAAAAATATAACTGTGAAAGCTGAATATGTCAAGAGTTATCCTGATCGCGCTTTCCCTGGTTCTGTAGAGCTTGCGAATGCATTCAAGACTCAGTTTGAGGGACACGTTCTCCAACCGGAACAGAAGGTGATTATGCAGCACGGTAATGAGAACTTTTTGCTCACGGTTCAGAGTGACGAGACGGGTCTGGTGTGCAACACCACGGAGGTTTCTATTAATTTCTAAAGTTTAATATAGATGAGTAATCGTGTAACTCGTGGACAAGCAACGTCTAGAAATTTAGAGGAGCGTATTATAGCTACGTACAAAAAATATGGTGCGAAACTCGTAGAAGCTCATGGAGCTCTTGCGACTGAAAATGAAACAGTTAATATTTCACATGAGGTTCCCCCAAATACCATAGTTATGCTTATGGCGACCCCAGGAAGATGCATGTACATCTCCGCGGGTCGAATGGTCGCAAGTGAATTTTTCACGACCAATAATGGTTTAACCAGTTTCTTTAAGAGCGGAGAAGGATCGGGGTGGCATCACGCGGAGGATATATTGTCGCGCACCTTTTTCCCGGGGGAGCAGATGCCAAATATATCACTTACTTTTTTCGATAAGCATTATCCTTCGTTCGGATACGTATGGAAACTTCCTATACAAAGACGCGACCGTTCAGCTTTAGCCGCGAACCTTGCCCGGGAACCACCACCGGCTCGTTCCGAAATTTACACAAACATTAATCATGGAAACAATAGTAGACTTCTTCTTTCAACCGTCCTGAGTCGACTCGGACCAGGGGTTTATATCATCAACGCATGTTTACCACCAGGTGATTATAAACATATAAACTTTACTGGATCAAATGTACCAGCCAAGGGTTGGAATGGTATCTCCCGCACAATGTCAACGCGCACCCGCGAACATGTAAGATATTCACCTTATATTCGGGGGCAGGTGCGCCCACCAAGACCTGGATCTAAGTACAAGACGCAACTCCCCCCTCCAGACTCGCGATGGTATAGAGTTAGGGCGCCACACACACTTGGGGGAAAAACTGTTCATGACTTTTTAAATGCGCTAAAACGCAATAAGAATCTCAATTTTAACAATTGGGTCGGACATCTCCGTCCTAACGTCAATACAAATAGACTTAGACGGGTTCAAAATATAATGCGCAATCCTACTAATTTTTACAATACTTTAAGTGATCGGAACAAGTTAGTATACAATGCAAGTTCTCACAAACCACGCTTCATACACACAAAGTTGCTTAGAGCGCAGGCGCGTGTCTAGAGTAAGTAAAAATGCTCAACTACAAGATTGACGGTCACGAGGACAACTATCGCGCCTATCATCTGTTTGATGATTGGGAGGATGGTAAGGGAACCCTTGAGGAGCTTTTCAAAAACGAGTCCAAGTCTGTGAAAACGGCAGCCTTTCACCAATATTCTAATGGAATGTGCACAGAGGATGAATATCTCGAGTCACTCCTTCGTCTAGGAGCCGACCCCAACTATACAGATTGTGACGAGTATTCTCTTCTAGAGATTATTTTGCTTAACAAGCGTGAACAGGCTCTCAGGACTCTCCTCGCCTATTCACCTGAGATGAAGCTTCGCAAGTACATTTATGACGGCGCAATCAAGGCGGGTGGTATTTTCAAGGATATTGCCAAGCGTTGTGAGGTATTTGACGATGGTGCAGATTTGTAAAATTTCGTGTCTCGTCGCGTCTTAGAGACGTAAACCATAGAGTAACCAAGACATGTACATCTTTTCATTTGTGGCACTTCTGTGGAACATCTTCCTGGTTTACGTACTTTTAAAACCAAAGGATCCCGAGCCCGAAGAGGATGGTGAACACGTTTGTGATATCGGGGAACCTTCAGGAGTGCGTAAAAGCACTCGACTATCGGCGGTTGGGGAAGCAGCGCGTGGAGGCGTATCAAATTTGGCGAACGCTCATGGGAATCACAAAAGGGTGGCGAAATCACCCAGCAGTTAAAATGTGGGACGGGTATACTTGTTTTTTAGCCGTGTATTGCAATGCTTGTATCGACGAATGGGTACTTCGTGGGTACAAGAATAATATGCAGAAATTACCTCACTGCGGGAAACCCCACCCTCCATGGTGGTGGGGTCGTGAGGATGTGACCAAGTCTCACCAGGCGGCGCTCAATCGTAAAAAACCAGACTATTATAAGTTTGATGTTCTCCAGAGTGAGTATCCAGAGTACGTGTGGCCGACTAAGATTACTTAGAGGTAAGTCCCGTGTATCAGGTATGAGCTTTGCAGCGAAACAAGGCAAGAAATACGAAAATGTAATTCGTGATATCTTTGAAGGGTTTGGTGAAAAGGTGCTTGAAACTGCAGGGAGTTCGAGGCGTCCAGACGTGACTATAATTCGTGGGGACACTAAGGTGTCTTTCGAGGCTAAGAGTGGGAACGCAACAGAGGCTGGTCAGGAAAAAGTTCCACTCGTGAATGGGCACCTTGAATTTAAGAATGAAATTATGTGGGAAGGGAGGGTCCCTGCTTTTCTCAAGGGTGACAAGACCAAGGACACTTGGCTCGCAGAAAAAATGAATTTTGAAACAAAATATATTCCCATCGAGGACAGGTCGATTGTATCAAAGTACTACAAGGACAAGGGGTCGGCTTATATTCAGGTCCAACACAAGGGGTTGTACCATACGGGCGAGGACGTACTCAATTTAGGGGTTCCACTCTTTGAAGCTGACACAAAATGGAGGGTTCGGTGTAAGCAGCATACAGGTTCGAGTGTTCCTGGATCGGTGATGGCGTCACTTGTTTTTGATCGCGACACGCTCAAGAAATCAAACAAGAATTTAGAGTGGTGGCAGGATAATCACCTCTGAGGACTCCTTTGAGGCGTTCATGCCGTACGCCCAACTCTCAGTGAAAATGCGACACCCTTTGTATAACTCGCGTATGTAATCACAATCATTATAACTTAATATCCAATCTTTTCGTCTCTTAATTGTCTCTGCAAATGCCTCGTGATCAAATGACTCGTGCATGTCCCCATCCTTTCCGTAGATATACGTCTTGATATAGTAGGGTGGATCTGCATACACGAGCGTCTCTGCATTTTCTGGGTGCGAGTTCAAAAACTCGCAGCAGTCCATATTAGAAAATTGAAATCGTGTCAAGTCGATCGTCTCGAGGGTCCTAAGGGACGAGTCATTGAGTCGACCAGTGGCTGCTTGAGCCGAGTATCCACCGCAAAAGGTGGAGCCACTGAATGAACACCGGTTGATGATGTAATAAGCAGCTGCTTGTTCAAGTGATTCAAGATTCATAATATTTGTTCGAAATTTGATAAACTTTTCTTTTGTGACGGGCATATGAGTTCGAACGATATTTATGAGAGTTTGAGCGTTTGATTTAAGCGTGGTCCAGAATGTATAAAGTGGTCCGAACAAGTCGTTTGCTAGAACCGTGTACCCATCTTCGGACATGGCAATTTCAAAGCTCCCTCCTCCAAAGAATGGTGACAGGATAACCTTTCTTCCGGGGAAGTGCGCGTCAACGTATTTTTTTAAAATTTTCACCGCCCTTGTTTTACCACCTGGGTAGCGCAGGGGCGACTTCATATTTTAACTATGATCTCAAGCTTTAAAGGTCTATAGAGTCCTCGTTTCTAGACTGGAAATAGTGACGCAGATCATCGCGTAGCTGAATATTTGAGGGGTGCAAGACCCAGAGACCGTGCGTGTCTTTGTGGAGCTCACGGGTCGGGTCAAACTGATTCTTGACGAGAATCTCCCAGCGACCGCGGTACTGCCGATCACGTTTCTTGCCGTGCCAATAGTGGACCAAAGTACCCTTGACAAACCCCATATGCTTATGGGCAGTGCGCAAGGCGCGCATTTCCCACTCCTCTAGGAGCTTGATGTAATTTGGGTGTACGTTTTTGGGAACTGAGTGGGAAGCCTTGCCGACGATGGAGCATGCCATATGGTGATCACCGGCGCCTGCAATGGCAAAGTCGAGGAGACCGCCAAAACCGTTGAGCGCCTCGCGCGTCGCTGCCCAGGCGTAGCCCGAGTGCCAGTACTCACCCGGGGAGTCACCGTAATGTCCGAAATAGTAATTCTCCTCCTTCTTTTCCTTGTCCCACTCCTTTTTGGAACCCTTGAATGGTTTGCCCTTGACGAAACACGAGCCAAAAGACTCCCACTTGTTGAGAATCTCATGGTCTGGTCCAAGGTCGATGGCGTGCTCGAAAAGCTGAACGACCGGTGCGTGCTGAAGCTCGTGGATGGTGTCCTCGACCCAGTCTGGGTTGACAAAGTCCACGTCACCATCGATCCACGCCGCATACTTCCAGTTGGCTGGAAGACGTGTCAGTGCGATATTCACAAGGTTCTCCTTCATCCACAGGACTGAATTAGTGCTGAGTTGAATGTGGAGAGGGTTGGATGCATCGGTCACCTCGAAGGGGCGGCAGCCCTGGACGCACTCGACGACGACGTGGTTCACCTTGTAGTTTTGCATACGCGCCATAAACTCCTTGAAAAGCTTGGTGCGTTGCTTGTAACGTTCTGGATTTGTTAAAACTGAAATAACGTATAGGTTCTCGCGGTCCATCTGTCAATTCTAGACTTTTACTTTTTAAGTTAGAGACACGCGTACTAAAATGTATAGCAATGCTCAGTCCTCGTAATCTAACTCAAAAAAGATACATAGATCTTTTGTATTCAACAGTTCCAATCGTTATCGGCACTGGACCTGCAGGTACTGGTAAGACTCTCCTGGCATGTCACGCGGGTTCAAAGGCTCTTATTAGCGGGCGAGTTCAGAAACTTATTTTAACTCGACCAGCTGTGAGCGTAGATGAGCAACATGGTTTTCTTCCAGGGACTGTCGAAAAGAAAATGGATCCATGGACTCGTCCTATGTTTGACGTTTTGAACAAATATATGAGCGCTAAAAAAGTGAATGAATATGTGTATGACCGTAAGATTGAGATTTGTCCATTGGCTTATATGCGTGGAAGGACATTTGATAACGCATGGATTATTGGGGATGAAATGCAGAATAGCACACCTTCACAGATGAAGATGCTTTTGACCCGCATTGGGGAAGATTCAAAAATGATTATAGCTGGAGATGTACAGCAGTATGAGCGTGGTTTTGAGCAGAATGGTCTATCGGATTTAATTTCAAGAATCTGTGAAAACTCAATTGATATTTCACATATTCGGTTCAGTGAGGATGATGTTGTTCGCAATCAGGTTATTAAGGAGATCCTTAATATGTATAAGTAATGGAAATCAGGAATCGTCTCACGGAACTGTCAAATCTTCGTGAGTTGAATTTTTTCAAGGATCACGTGAAATATCTTCGAAAATTAAAGAGCGAAGGGGTCGAGCCGAAAGTTATTTACGATATAGGGAGTTGCGTCCTTCACTGGACAAACGAGGCTAAAAATATATGGACTGATTCAAAGTACGTTCTGTTCGATGCTTTTGAGCCAGTCGAGTTTCTATACGAAGGATATGATTATCATATAGGGGTCCTGAGTGATTCTGCGAAAACAGTCGAGTGGTGGCAAAATGATATGATGCCCGGTGGAAACTCTTATTATCGTGAGATAGGTCGGACGGATTTTTTCACGGATGGTATGAGTACCATCAGACCTACCAAAACTCTCGACGACGTTGTCAAAGAGAGAGGATTTCCACTGCCCGACTTTATTAAAATTGATGTTCAAGGTTGTGAACTAGATATACTCAAAGGAGCCACCGAAACTCTCAAGAGTGTAAAGGATCTCGTGGTCGAGCTTCAACATACAGAGTATAACAAGGGGGCGCCACAGGTTCAGGAGTCGCTCCCTTTTATAGAATCTCTAGGATTCAAATGTGTTGCCCCCATGTTTGCGTATAACGGTCCGGACGCGGATTATCACTTTAGACGCATTTGAAAAATCGTGTATTGTCAATGACCTAGTCAGCCACGTCACATACAAACTAACTCAAAATGTCGGCTAATCGTACCGCCCTTTTCAGTTATATCAACGCGTGTATTGCCAAGCAAGAGCTTGAAAAGGTGGGGCTTCTCCATATGGTGTACGATACGGTTATTAATTTTGAATCAAAATTGCTTATCGACCTCGACGTGGACTGAAAATTCGTGTCATGTCCACGGCGGGATGGGTGCTTGGAGAATAAAGACAAACAAACAAGCGATGGCTACTCACGTCAAGTTCATTGCCTTCCCTCGTATGTGCCCGGGTAATCTGTTACCTGCTCCGAACGTCCAAGAGACTACGGTGATCTACAGTATCCTGTCAAAGGACACGAGTCCGAGGCTCGAAGTAGAGCCCGGGAAGCTGATCAACGCAACGCTCAAAATTCTCACCGGCTATCGCGGTGCCCTATTGTATCTCGAAGGCGGTCTTAATATCTTTCGTTTCGAGCCCAAGACGGAGTTTGGGAATGGATATACCTCGCCTCCCACAGTAGGACTTATCGAGACCGTGAAAATTGGGGAGTGGATCGCGGAAGTTGAATATGTGTAAAAACGCACTTTTTTTAATCACTCACTCGTCTTTTGTCTAACACTAATTTTATTTGTAAATATAAATGACCAAGAAGGGAGCTGTGCTATCATCGACAGATCCCAAAATTGTAACTAAAATTCGTTCACTAAATCCCAACTGGTATTACACATGGGGTACTACTGCTATACTAGGACTTGATGATATCCCATTCACTCCTATGTGTTGGGGAGCCAATTCTGTTTCAAAATTGGGAGTCCCTGTCCCAGTACTTTTGGGATTTAATGAGCCGGACGGAGCGGCTCAGTCCAACCTGACACCCCAACAGGCTTTCAGTTTATGGACAAAATTGGAGGGACTTGCGTCCCGTCTGGGAAGTCCCGCAATTGCCGGAAATGCATCCAAGCCTGGGTCATGGTTGGAGACATTTTCTAATTTTAATCCAAAATTCGATTTCGTGTGCGTCCACTGGTACGCCCCACCCAGCGTTGATTCATTTTTAAAACAAATTGATGCCATATATGCCAAGTACCAGAAGCCCATATGGGTCACAGAGTTTGCCGTAGCCGACTGGGCGGGAAAATATCCAGGCGGGTATGACGTTAATTTAGTTTCACAATTCATGAAGGATGCCTGTGCAGGACTGGAAGCTCGGGACTTTGTGGAGCGGTACACGTGGAAGACCCGTACTTTATCAGATGTCAACCTTGGCACGAGCTCACTTTTCAATGACGACGGGTCACTCACATCTCTCGGTCAGATTTACAGCTCCCTTTAAAAACTTTATTACGGTTGTGTCCACGCAAAAATACCAGTGTAAAATTTCACCAAAAATTAGGAGACCGATGAGCGTTGGTAAATAATCCCACTTGGTTATACTTGCAACAATCCATGCTAGTATAAAAGTCCCGACCGTGTCACCGACTGCTAGACCCATGAATCTCATAGAGTGAAAGCCCTCCCCTGGAACCCCAAGAGCGTTTTTAAACGGACAGCTCATTCTAATAGACCCTTCAAAAAATTCGTGTGTTGTCCGAGACCAAGGAACTCCCTCCTCTAGAGAAGCACGTACAACTCAGCCATGGCATACGAGCTTTACTACCACAAGCCTAACTCGCAGAAGATGAACTTTGTGGGAAAGGTCGACAATTGCGACCCTCTTAACGGAGATATCAAGGAGGAACAGTATATGGCAGTTTTCAAGTCAGGTGCCCAGGTTGTGCGGTATTTCGTGACCCGCGAGGCTGGTCCGCTCGAGGTGATCAGTTTGAATATGGAGGACGGGTCGGGGCGGTTTAACAAGAGGCTGAGCAACTTGGTCAACTTCGTGATGGGCTCGATGGAATATCCTACATTTCCGGATGAATATTCTGATGGTGAATATGATGATGACGAGTGTTGTGAGGATGATTGTGAGTGCGAGACGAGTGAAATGTAATTTAGAATCAAAATTGATTTATACCCGCGTCTCACTAATTTAGAATCAAAATTGATTTATACCCGCGTCTCACTAATTTAGAATCAAAATTCGTGTGAAGTCGGTGTCGGCGTTCCCCTACCCAAGGGAAAGCAAACTCGAGCCACCCAAGAAAATGGATGACTGTGCTGTATGCTGCTCGGCGCTCGAGTGGTGGCCGACGTCTACGACCTCATGCAACCATAAGTTCCACAAAGAGTGCCTGGTTAAGTGGCGCAAAGTGAAATCCTCGTGTCCCATGTGCCGTCACTCACCCATCTTTATCACTACGACGACGTGTTCGCGTGCCACGTGTCAGATGCCAGCCCTAACAGGGCGTGGGATGTGCATCGACCATGCGTGCCAGAGTCGCTTTGGGTATATCCCCTGTGAGAACTAATAAGCCCCAAAAAGTGCATGGTTTTCTTGATAATACAATTAGGAAGAAAAGTGTGTTTCTATGATACGAAAGTTTTTGTACTATTTTAGGGTCGAAAAGCCCCGTGGGAAACCCAAGTCGGGACAGAAGGAAATAGGTGTCTGGACAGAAAGGGGCAGGACCGACCAGGGTCAAGGGGTTCCTTCAGTTTACTAATTTTGGTTTAAAATTCAAAAAGTTCATGGGGTACTAATTTTGGTTTAAAATTCAAAAA